AACCGGCAAGATGTGGTTGAGGGCAATGTATCGGAGATGCCGAACAGTTCGAAAAAGCACTTCAAGAGATACGCAAGATTATGAAAACCAAATCTCGGCAGATTAACATCGGGATGATGAGGCAGAGGGTAACAATTCAGTATTACTCTCTTTCCTCCGATGGAATGGGTGGCAATACTAGAACCTGGAACACTCTTGGAACGGTATGGGCGAATGTAACTCCGCTATCAGGAACGGAAGCATTAGAAGTGGGCGGATTGAAGGGTAAAACAAAGTACAGAATTAAAACGAGATACCGGGATGACTTTGTGAGCGCCGGATATTCAAGAGATACATACGATCACCTGCTAAGATTACTATTCGATGGAAAAGAACTCAATGTTGAGTATGCTATCAACTCCGGAGAGGACAATGCGGTTACGGAACTTATAGCAAATGCGGAAGAATGATAACGGCAGACGTTAATAGTAGAGATTTAATCAGGGTTCTCAATAAACTAGAGAGCGCCGAGAAAGAGGTCCGCGTAAAAGCTGAATTGGCCATTGAGGCATCGGCTCGAAAGATTGAGGCTCAAGCTAAAAGAAACGTTCCAACCGGAGTAAGCAATAGGCTAAAGACTTCGATAGATGTGAGAGGCTCAAAGCTAGAGAGAGAAGTATATACCGATGTAAAGTACGCGCCGTATATGGAGTTTGGTACTAAGTCAAAGACCGAGATACCTCCAGGATTAGAAGGATATGCGATGCAATTCAAAGGTGGCGGAGGCTCATTCAAAGACTTTGAGGCTAGTATTAAACTATGGGCGAAGAGAAAGAGAATACCAGAGGAGGCAGTATATCCGATTATGATGTCGATTTTACATAATGGGGTAAAAGCTCAACCGTTTTTATTTCCGGCATTCTTTGCAGAGCAACCTCAACTCATTAAACGATTAAAAAAGGTGTTACGTGGGATTAAATGATATGCACAAAGCGACCGGCCGAATGCTACGCGAAAATAATACTTTCGTTAACCGGGCGGACTATATCTATAACTCTCACAGAGATTACTATAAAAAGGTTTTAGACTTTCCGCTCGAGGCCTCAAAGGGTAATGTTCCCGGTCATACGGTAATACAGAAATTCGGGCGCAATAGTGCCGTAAGTTCTACGTTTGTTCCTATCTGTTTGAGTGGCTTTTATAGAACACCCACAAGCAATACGGCCTTAGAAGTAGTTAGTACGGATGTTGACGATACTTTTTTGGGTGCAGGTGCTAGAACTATTTATTACGAAGGATTACAAGTACAATCCGGCTCTTTGGTGGTGGTATCTGACGTGGTGGAGTTAGATGGAACGACTGCGGTAGCATTACCTGATTCTTTAATAAGATTATACCGGTGGTATGTTGCCTCAAGTGGTACATACGCCTCACAAAGCGCAGGAAGCCATCAAGGCGATATTACCATTAGACAAAGCGGAGGCGGTGCGGTATGGGCTAAAATAGAGAATAACGGATTCCCTAGAGCGCAAAGTCAAATTGGAGCTTATACCGTTCCGACTGGTTATACTGCGTATGTATCAAAAATATCCTATTCAGTAGAGAGCGACAAAGAGGCTGATATACTAATGTTCAAAAGGGAAGGAGTTTTAAATACGAGCGCACCATATAACGCAATGACTCTTGTTACAGAGATAAATTCAGCTACCGGAAACTATACAGTAGATTATAGAACGCCCCTAAAGTTTGAAGAGGAGACCGATTTAGGATTTTTAGGTAAGCTAAAAAGTAATACCGGACCAATGACCGTTGATTTTGAAATTAACCTTATAGAAAATGAGTAAAGATCCAACCACAGAACTCCAACAAGCGTACTATACGCTATTATCCGATGCCCTTGCGGTTAATGTGTACGATGAAGCTCCGGCAGATGCGACTTATCCGCACGTACAGTTTGGAGATACGACTCTAACGGACTCAAGCACAAAAAGCGACTTTATAGATGAGGCAACCTTTTCTCTTTCGGTAGTGGACAGATACGCGCTCGATTCGGGTACTCGGACATACATCAATGCGATAGTGAACACGATCAAGCAAACATTACGAACGCGATCGGATGTATTTGATTTGAGTAACTTCGATGTAATATATACGGTGGTAGATAATGACATATTTCGTAAGGAGTTCTCCGAAACTTATACCTATTGGATAAGGGAGATTCGCTTCCGGCATAAAATCGAAGAGAAGTAATTGCACAAATTTTCGTATATTTAACAACAATTAACAACTTAATACTAGAAAAATGGCTATAAATGGAACGCTTGTATTAGTAAACGCTCAAGGCTCGGCAATAGCCTCGACGACTGATGCAACTCTAAATATCGAAATGGATGCTCCCGATGCTTCTACAAAAGGAAGTGCAGGATGGGCTGAAAATATCGCCGGACAAAAGTCTTGGAGTATTGACGTTGATGGCTTAGCTACTTTTGATTACTCCTCCGGGAATGTTCAAGAGTTAGCAGGTTATTTAACGGCTCAAACTCTTGTCGCGGTTCGCTTCCTTCCTGATGCCGGTGTCGCATATTACGGAGATGCTCGTATGACCTCCGTATCTATCGGCGCTCCCAATGAAGATGTCGCAAGCATTAGCGGTACTTTTACTGGAACTGGCGAATTGAAGAAAGTAACTATCTCATAGGATGAAAGGTAAGAAAAGCCTCAAAATCGCAGGCAAAGACGTTGTATTCAAATTCGATTTGAACGCACTCGAAACATTCACAGAGCAGGCCGGAGTTGATCTCAATGGGATTGATGAGGCTCTGAATAAAGTATCAAACATCAAAATCTTTATTAAGGCTCTTTCCGCTTCCGGTGGTACAGAGCTAACCGATGAAGAGATTGGCGGAATGGACTTTGCTCTTTTAAATGATGTATTCGAGTTGGTTCGGGAGTCGGTGGGAAACATCAACGCTCCGAAGGGGTAGAGCCATTATTACTCCGAGATTTATTTGTCTTGGGGTATCGAATGGGATTAAAGCCTTCGGAGTTACGAGATACAACTCTATTCGATTTTAATTGCATGGCGGAGGCCTTCAATAGGAATCAGAAACACGATTATGAGGTAATGCGGATGAACGCTTATCTCATTTCTATGTATAGCGGATTGGAGGGTAAGGCTAGAAAAAAACTAACTCCCGAAAAGATATTGCCTCTCGAAGAAAAGAGAACAACAATATCTCAAGAGGAAAAATGGAAACTGCATCGTTTGATGCGACAAATGAATCGAGATGGTAGCAGATTTAGCAGTTAATATCAGCGCAAATATAAAAGACCTCCAACGCAACATTGGTAAGGCTAAAGCTACTCTCAAGAATTTCGGTTCAAGCGCTACATCAATAGGCGCTACTTTGTCGGCATCTGTTACATTACCCATCATTGGGATGGGTGGCGTGGCTTTAAAAACGGCTTCTGACTTTGAGCAATTAGAGGTTCGCCTTCAAACGCTAACCGGAAGTGCGGAGGCCGGCAGAAAGCAATTTGAGCTTTTACAGAAGTTCTCCGCAGGTACTCCGTTTCAACTCCAGGATCTAGTCAAAGCTAACAATACGCTTTTAGGCTTTGGATTAAGCGCGGAGGATTCTTTTATAGCTCTCCAACAATTAGGGGATGTATCAAGTGCAACCGGTGCAGACTTGCAAAGTATCGCAGTCGCATTCGGTCAATCATCGGCAGAGGGTAAGCTCTTTACTAGAGATATACGGCAGTTTATCAATCAGGGTGTACCGGCCGTTGACTTACTAGCCGAGTCGATGAGTGTTGCTCGGAGTGAGGTGTTTACTCTAGCAGAGGAGGGCAAAATATCATTCAAGGTGTTGCAAGATGCTATTTCTCAAGCTACATCAGAGGGTGGTAAATTTGCCGGAGCAACCAAAGCTCAATCTCAAACAATAGCAGGGTTATTCTCTACCTTACGAGATAACGTATCTCTCGCATTGGGTGAGCTAGGGAAAGAAATTGTTGATGCCCTAGATTTAGAGGCTTTAATTAAAAACGCGACTGAAAAAATCCAAATTATTACGGATGTATTTAAGAATTTAGAGGATGATGTTAAAAGAAATTTAATTGGATTGGCAGGAGTTTTAGGAGCTTCTGGACCGGTGGCGGTTGCACTTGGAGGCCTCGCTTTAATAATATCGTCTATATCTTTACCGGTTATTGGATTGGTTGCCTTAATTTCAGGACTTGCGTATATATTTGGATCTGCATTTAGTCAAGCCGGATCATTTGTTGGCGGATTCAAGCTCATCTTTGCCAAAATAGTGAACGGAGTTATTGATGACGTAATCCGTATGGTTGGTGCTCTTTCAAATCTACCGTTTGGTGTTGGCAGTACATTTGCATCTATTACCGGAACTCTAATAAAATTTAAGTCAGATACAAAAGAACAATCAGACGCATTTACTCCAATAGCTGATGGAGTTAATTTATTTACAAACACATTAAGCTCATTAAAAACAGTAATAGCAGAAACAAGCGATGCGCTTAAAAACGGAATTGATACATCAACAATAGAAGAATCTTTGGAGGGCGTAAAGCCGAGCATACCCATTACTATTGGGCAGGACATTATACTAGATCTAGATTTAGATGCTTTAGGGGAGGAGTTGAATAAAACGGTTGAGGGTTTCAATTTAGATCCTGGAGGAGATTTGTTTATGTCGCAAATTGGATCGATTAACGATTTGACTCAAAAGATGCGCGAGTTGCAGATGATTCAGTCAATGGTTAATGATCCCGAACAATACCAACTTTTGCAGGTGGCCATCAACGCGGTACAAGGTGAGATGGACTTGTTAAAAGGCTCTACTCAAGATGTTGGAGGATCAATAAATTTTGCCGGAAAGTTGGCAGATCAGTTTACCTCATCATTTGGGCAGGGCATGGCCAACATCGTTGTTCAAGGAGAGAAGTTGCAAGATGTACTCAAGAATATAGGGAAGTTGTTATTGAGTTCAGCCATTCAATTAGGGATTCAGTTATTACTAACCGGAGGAACTGGAGGCAGTATAACCGGCGGATTATTTGGAGCGCTCGGATTTGGAAAAACATCCTCCATATCAAGCGGAGCAGTATCAACCGCCGGAGCAATGGTTGGATCAATAGATAATAACAATATGCAATTAAGCGGAGAATTTAGAGTCAAAGGAAGCGATCTTGTGCTAAGCCTAGAAAGAGCCAATCAAGTGATATCTCGATGAGTTACGGATTATATAAATACATTGTTGCAAACGAGCTTTCCGGGAGTTCGGATATAAGCTATCGGATTGAGTTACTTAAAAGCGGATATGCCGGAGCAAGCGAGCAACTAGAGGGCGCAGAAAATTATTTTGAGCATACCTATAACAAGATAAATCCTCGTAATCCTTTCGAGAATCCGGTACAAAGCTCTCAATTAACAATGTCATTCCATGTACAAGGGCAGGATGAGTTGGACTTGTTAGAAGAGATTTTTGGAGCGGATGAGGATCAATACATTCTCCAAAAGAAAATCGATGGTTCGGTGGTATGGCAGGGGAGAGTTCTAAATGATTTACTCGAATATGATGAGGGAGATTATCCCTTTCCCGGCCGGATAATAGCTAAGGATTTATCGGCTCTCAAAGGTGTTGCTTATCCATTTGAAGATAACAAAGAAAAAATCATTGTTACTTTAGCCGGAGCATTGAATGAGTTGGGCTTCGGATTAGATATATACACTTATACGAATTGGGTTGAGAATAATCAGGCCGATACAAGTGATGACTTTTTGAATCAGGTGTATAACGATACATACGCATTTAGGAATTACGGATCGAGTGCAGAACAAGATGATACCGTAATCTCACAATATGATGTAATTGATAGGATATGCCGAAACTACAACCTGATTTTAAGGCAGTCGAATAACGCTTGGCACTTGTTTCATATATCGGCATTAGATGATCCGACAAGCGTAAAAAGATATTCGTATGACTCAACCGGCGCTCCAAACTCTCCGGCATCCTCAACGCAGGATTTGACGATTTCCGTTGATTCTACCGATTTGTATGTACTTCCATTTTCGGGCAATAGAATAAATCCGGCAGTCAAAAAAGCTAGGGTAACATTTGAGCATAGAAGCGGTAC